GCGGGCGGCGGCGTCCTCTACATCTACTACAACGACGGCAACACCACGCAGTGGGTGTCGGCATCTGTCCGGGGTCGAGGTTCATCTGCCACGAGCCGGGCGGCCCGCGATCCCCCACGCCGCTGCCCGGCCAGTAGACGCGCAGGCCGCCCTCGGCCGGCGTGCGCAACAGCGCAAGCGCGCGGCGCGCGATGGCGGGCAACGAAGCCATGGCTAGTCCCTCGCCCGCATGTCGCGGCGATTGTAGCCAGCCAGCTCACCAGGATTCGGCGCGCGCGCCTGCCGCAGGGCAATCAGCTCCTCGGCGCTGGCCTGGGTGGTGCGGTAGAGGTCGCCGATCCGCACGGGCAGGCGCGTCTTGGGATCGATGAAGCCATGCATGGCCACAACCTCGACCAGCTCGTCGAACTTCTTCTTCGCCATAGGTTGTTCCTCGAAAAGGGAGCGGCGGGGCTAAAACCCCGCCGCGGTGGCTGCCTAAAGATCACACCGTCACGACGATCAAGTCTGGAAGCCCGAGATGTAACCCACGACCTTGTCGTGGCGGCGCACCCAGTACTGATATTGCTCAGCGCGGATGCCGAGCATGTTCTGCTGCCACAACGAGACCAGCGGCGCGGGCGGCGTCGCCGGCGCGGTGTCCATCTGCAGCGAGGCCTCGTTGCTCGCCTGCACATCGACCACCGGGTCGGAGGCGTGGAAGATCTGACTGCAATCGAGCAGGACCAGATCGGTCTGCCCGGCGGTGGCGTCGGTCGCGGTCGGAATGTTGTTCGACTCGATGATCTGGATGCCGCGGAACAGCCCCTGACCGACTTCGGGAAAAGCCGGCAAGTCCATCGCCGTACGCACATACTGGAGCGTGATGCGCGCGGCTGGCGTCATCAGCCAGCGCATCGCGGTCATCGGCAGGTTGGCCGCGGCCATCGCCTTCATCAGTGCGGACACGTCGTTAAGGATGTTGGCAATCGTGAGCCCCGAGCTAGGCACCACGATTACTTGCTCGGCTGTGCCGTTGGTGACGGCGCCCGGCCGGATGTTGGCCAGTGGCGCCACGGTCGGATCGCTGAACTGCTGATCGTGATATTGTGCAATTGCCGCCACCAGATCGTCACGCACCAGCATTTCGGCCGATGGATCGGAAAAGCGCGCCAGCTCGTCGGTGATCACGGCAATCACCGAGGTCTTGGCCCAAGGTATCGCCGTCCGCTCGAAGCTGAGCCGGCTTACCGGTTTGGACTGGCCCTCGCCGACCCATTGCGCGGTCGCGGCGCCGGTCTGACGCGGGATCGAGACATTGAACGGCACCGGCCGCAGCGGCAGGCGACCGACGATGGTTGCAGGTCGCAAGAACTCGATGAACTCGCTGGCGAGGTTCTGCGCATACACGAGCGGCCCGGCCCAGGTTGGATCGGTCGTGGTACCGGCGCCGACAGCGGCCCGGAACACCTCACCGGGCAGCTGCCCGGTCTGCGCAATGGCGCGCAGCACCGCCTCGACTTCCGGCGTCTGATCCTTCCAGCGTGACGCCAGCTCGGCGGCGGCATGGAAGTTGCCCTTTGTGCGGCCGACCGCCAGCACCAGGCGCACGAAGCCCTGACCGGGGAACGGCTTGTAGGCGCGGACCTCGACCTCGGGCGTCGGCTGCGGGCTGGGCGCCGGCGCGGGCCGCGCACGTTCGGCGAGCTGGCGCTCGGCTTCTTCGAGCCGGTCGAGCTGCGCATCGATGTCGCGCACCTCGGCCTGGTCTGTGTCGAACTGCTTTTGCTCGTCTGCGGAGAACAGGCGCTCCTCTTTGGCCGCGAGATCGCTTAAGGCGGTCATCGAGTCGAGAACGGCGTTGCGCTTCTTTTGCAGCGATTCGATCTGCTTGCGGATTGACATGATGATATCTCCCCAGTCAGGGGGTGGGGGCCGCCCGATGCCTGCCGAGGCGGGAAAGAGTGATGGTGCGGGTCCGCGCTGCGGCTGCGACGCGCGCGGCAGGAGCGGCGTCGAACAGGCAGCGCATCTCTTCGGCTGACAGCGCGAAGCTCTTCGCGAGCTGCAGCGCGTTGGGGTTCGCGGGAACTGGAACCACGCTCAGCTCCAGCAGCTCCTGGGCGATGAACTCGAAGCCGGTGAGGTGCTTGTCGGCGTCGAAGATCGGGTTGGGGCTTTCGAGCGGCAGGAAGCCGACCGACACGGCGTTGAGGAAACCTTGGTCGACCATCTCCCAGACGGTGTCGGCGAACGCCGACATGCCCTCCGGCGCGAACTCGGCGTGCGCGATCAGGCGCGTACCCTCGACGGCGATCGGATCGACCTTGCCGACGGGCAGATCGCGGCTCTGATGCGCGAACAGCAGCACCGGATTGGAGCGGTAGTTGTCGAGCTGCCAGCCCGAGGCGCGGATGATGTCGCCGTAACGGTCGACGGTCTCGTCGCTGGCGATGAAGCGGGCGCGGCGCGGGCCGGCGCTGGCGTCCTTCTCGATGATGGCGGCGCGCGTCTGCGGCACGCCGCGTTGCGGCGCGTTCCTGCGGATCGTCATTGGGAGGGCCTCCCCTACTTGGGCTTGGTCTGGTGCGGCGGCGCGTGCGCCGGCTTGCGTGAGCTGACGCGCACGGGCTTGCGTGGCCGGGCGGCGCGCGAGCCCTGGCGGGTGACGGCGCTGGTCATCGCCGAGCCCAGACCGAGGCCGGCGCGCGGTCGCTTGCTGCCCATCGCCGCCTCCCGCGGATACCGAACCTGAGTGAGCAAAAATTTCGCGTAGGGCATGTCACAGTGAGCAAGGGTGACCAAGGTATCGTCGGCCCGTAGCATGTGGGGAGCATCTCTTCAGCGAGTTCTGTTCGTGCTACGGTTCCAACATCCGAACACAGCCCCCGAGTTTGAATACGAGTTGCCCGTGGGAGTTCGGAGTCCTGATCAACGTTTGCCAGATTCCTGAGCACTGCTAGGGAGGTGACGATGAACAGACGCGCGTTCTTAGCGACAACGGCGGCTGCAGCGACGGCTGCGACCATCAAAGCGGCCTCTGCGGAGACCGTAACACCGTATGGCCAAACGGGCGCTCCAGTCAGCCCAACCGAGCCGCTGCCCTTGGGGCCGCTGCCCGGCGGGCGCTATCCGGATTCCCACCTGGAGTTGGCCAAGAAGCCGGCCAAGCCCTCGTTCGGTCCCAGCGGCTTCCCGGCCTTCGCCGGCACCATGGCGGTTGAGCGCGTCGCGACCGGGATGCGCTGGGCCGAGGGACCGGTTTACTTCCCGGCCGGACGCTACGTGCTGTTCAGCGACATCCCCAACAACCGCATCATGCGCTACTGCGAGGATGACGGTCACCTGAGCGTCTACCGCCAGCCGTCGATGAACTCGAACGGCAACACCATCGATCGGGAAGGACGATTGATCACTTGCGAACACAGCGGCCGACGGGTCACCCGGACCGAGCTCGATGGCTCGATCACGATCATTGCCGACAAGTACAACGGCAAGAGGCTCAACTCGCCGAACGACGCGGCGGTCGCTGCCGATGGTTCGATCTGGTTCACCGATCCAGTCTATGGCATTGGCGGCTACTATGAGGGCATCAAGGCCGAGCCCGAGCAAGCAAAGCACAACGTCTTCCGGGTGGATTCGAAATCCGGTGACATCAAGGTTGTCGTCGATGACTTCGTCGAGCCCAATGGCATTGCCTTCTCTCCCGATGAGAAGAAGCTCTATGTCATCGACACCGGCTTCACGGACGGCCCGGACAACCCGTCGCATATCCGCGTGTTCGACTCGGATGTTGCGGCCGGAAAGCTGTCGAACAGCAAGGTCTTTGCGGACATGCCCAAGCCCAGCATCACCGACGGGTTGCGCTGCGACAGGGACGGCCGTGTCTGGTGCTCGGTGGGCTGGGGCGATCCGAACGAGGACGGCGTGCGCTGCTACACTTCAAGCGGCGAACTGCTCGGCAAGATCCACATACCGGAAACTGTCGCCAACTTGTGTTTCGGCGGTATGCAGCGGAATAGACTTTACATCTGTGGCTCGACATCACTCTACGCCGTCTACACGAGTGTGCAGGGTGCTTTGAAGCCATGACCAGGCTCCGAGGCATCAAAGGCGACTTGATCCCTCTGGCGGAAGCTCGGGGGCTTCGATTGCCCGCCACGCGACGGGTGGCGGGCTACCCCTTCAGCTAGACGAAGAAGACGTCAGGCTCGCCGCGCGCGTAGAGGGTCATTTGCCGGCCGAGCGCCATGATCAGCGCGGTGATGCCGTCGATGCGCCCGGTCGAGTGCGCCTTGTTCGGCATCTCGTTCAGGTTCTTGTCGCGCTGCACCTTGAGGTTCGAGGCCATCACGGCCAGCACCGGGTTGCCGCCGTGGTCGAGCTTGCGGCCGACGATCAGCGCCTGCAGCTCCTTGGTCGGCGCGGTGTAGGAGCGCAGGCCCTGGATGAACTCGACCGCCTCGACGCCGCCGTCATTCAGCTCGACGCCGAGCTGGGTGGCGTTCCATGGATCGTAGGCCAGCGACTCGATCTGGAAGCGCTGCGCGTCCTGCAGGATCGCCGACCTGATCTCGGCGTGGTCGACGACGTTGCCGGGCGTCGCCTCGATCCAGCCCTCCTCGACCCAGCGCCGGTACGGCATGCGGTCGCGGTCCGCGCGATCCTCAATCGTGTCGGCCGGCATCCAGAAGCGGCACGCCACCCGCATGATGCCGTCCTGGTCGGGCGCGAACAGCTTGACGAACGCCGAGATGTCGATCTTGGACGACAGGTCGAGGCCGGCGAAGCAGTGGCGCTCGGTGAGCTTGTCGGGATCGAACTTGCCCCGGCTGTTCTTCGCCCACTGCTCCATGTCGATGACGCGGTCCATCGCCGAGCTGCGCACGTTTAGCCGCAGCCGCTTGAAGGCGACCAGGGCGCCGGGCGACTTGGCGGCCTTGCGCGCCTGGCGCTCCAGGTCGTCGAGCTTCACCGAGATGCCGAGATTGGGATTGGCCTTGGCCCAGGCGACCGGATCGTCCCAGCGGTCGCCCTTGTCCATGGTGGTGATGAAGGCGAACAGCGAGTCGTCCTCGACCACGCCCTCCAGCACCTTCACCGCATAGTCGTTTTCGGCGGTGTACACCGACTCGGGGTCGTCATCGCCGGCCGTGGTGATGATCCAGAGCAGCGGTTGGCGCCGGGCGCCGAGCGCGGTATCGAGCACGTCGAGCAGCGCGCGGGTCTTGTGGCGGTGCAGCTCGTCGACCAGCACGCAATGCGGATTGAGGCCATCGAGCGTGCGCTCGTCCGAGCTGAGCGGCTCGAACTTCGAGCCGGTGCGCTCGATCGACAGGTTGAGCTTGAAGCGGTCGATGCGGCGCGCCAGCTCGGGGCTCGCGCCGACCATTCGCTTGGCCTCGTCGAAGATGATGCGCGCCTGGTCGCGCTTGGTCGCCGCCGCATAGACCTCGGCGCCGATCTCGCCGTCGCACACCAACATGTCGATGCCGACGCCGGCCAGCTTGGTCGACTTGCCGTTCTTGCGCGGCAGCTCCTCGTAGACGGTGCGGAAGCGCCGCGTGAGATCGCGCCGCTTCCAGCCGAACACCGAGCCGACCACGAACTTCTGCCACGGGCTCAGCGCCACCGGCTGGCGTGCCCATTCGCCCTTCGAGTGATGCAGGAACGCAGGATAGAAGGCGATGCGATGCTGGGCGGCAGCGACATCGAAGTGCAGGCCGCGCTTGTGGCCCGACCGCAGATCTCGCAGGTGCCGCTTGCAGGCCAGGATGACGTAGCGGCAGGCCGGCACCTCC